GTCCATATGTGTTACTTCTTGAGTATGCGGCGCTTTGTTCATTAGGAGTAGTTGCTCCAACTGGTGCCGCATAGTTACCATCTCTATAATAGTAACGATAGTAGGCTTCCCACATAGCTGTAGTTGATCCATAGTTATCATCATGGAACACTATGTTGATTGGGTCATAGTCTAATCTTGTTTGTAAGTTTGCTTTTTTATTGTATTGATGTTTTAGTGTTGTACTAATTGAGTACTTAGGTAAGTCAACACTTTTAACAAGCATATTAAGTTCTTGAGTCTTCAACTGAGGAATAACTGCAACCGCTTTAGGGTTTAAGTTAAAACTTACATGATATAAAAATTTGGTTTTAGGGGATAGTCTGTGTGCATCATCTACATACAGTCTGGCCGCGTGTGCAAAGTCACCCAGGTTACCCTTTGGGCTTAAAGCACCACTAACTACATTATCCAGAAATCCATTAAGTTTGTTTGCCATACTAATATTTATCAATATAATTAAGTACGCAGATAAAAAAAAGGGTGCCTAAAAAGACACCCTTTATATATTCAGGAAATATTACTTTTAATCTTATGTAGATCCGCCGCCTGTAATTAAAGTATTTACAGTTCGTCCAACTGCTGTTCCTACACCTGTTCCTTGTGGTGTTTGGATTGCGTTGTCGTATCTAATTGCTAATGCAACTGTTACTGGATCGTTTGTTGCGTATGCTAATGTATTGTAGTTAGCACTTTGTAAATAACAACCGTATAACTCAAATGTTTCTAATACGTTTGCAGTATTGATTCCGTTACCACCGTCAAGTATTTCAATTCTAGTAACAAATTTGTAATCGCTACCTGATGCCGCACTTGATTGTTCAAAGAAATCAAATTGTTTCTGTAGTTGTTCACCAACAAGTTTTTGTACGTTGTTTGATACATCTTCTCTTAAGTTTAATGTAATAGGTTCCCAAGTATGTTTACCTGCTAGGTATACTCTTGAGTTGTATACATCAACTTGGATGTCTTCAAAACTTACGTTTGGTCTTGTTACGTCAACAACTTGTTTTGTTAACTCTGTAGTTGGTGTTGATACTCCGAAATTCTCTAAGCTCACTCTAAAGCGATACTGGAGTTTCGGCATCAACAAGCCCTGATTAGAACTAGATGCACTAGAATCTAATGGGACTGTAATTTTGCTTAATGTTGAAATTGCCATTGTTAATATCTCCTGTTAAATATATTTATCCTTTTAAAGCGATGCTATTTCACCTGTGTTTTTAAGTCTTAACGGAATGTAAATAAACTCAACTGCTTTAACCGGCTCAATCGCTATATCCAAATAAAGTTCATTTCTATCAATTCTTGTTGGTGTGTTGTTTGATTCATCACATACAACTAAGAAGTCATATAATGCTCTTTGTCCAACTAACTCTAGTAATAAGCTATCAGCTTGTGCTTTTATCTCATCTCTAGTAATCTTATCGTTTGGTTCAAAGATATAAGGTTTAGCAAGTTTGTCTAACTGTCCTCTTAGATAAACAACTAGTCTAGCAACGTTAATTCTGTCTAACGCACTAGCATTCTTGGCTCTAGTTTTTTGTCCGTAGTTTACAAGTCCTGCACCTGTTAAGAACGTAATTGGGTTAATTTTATTGCTGTACAATGTATCACGTTGTCCTGTGTTCAATGCTACTGCTTTAAATTCACCTTCGCTACTAATGAAACCTGCACTTGAGGCGTTAGTTATTCCACCACGTCTTGTTCCTGCTGGAGCAAACCATGGAAACGAAACACTATCACTTAATGCTATAGTTCTAAGTATACCATGTGACGCTGGAACAACAATGTTCTTACCTGCGTTATCGCTTGAGAATAAACTTGGATAAAAAGTACCTAAGTATTCATCGCTAGTTACAAGTCCGTCATCGTTATCTTCAACTGCTAGGTTAACGTTTGTTGCATAGTTATTAATTGAAGTTGCATCACTTGGTAATCTAAATGGAAGGTCACCAACAACAAATGCTGTTAAGCCTCTGTCTGTGTTTAGTGTTACCATTTCACCAATTAGCTCTGAGTAACCTGGACAAGCCATTAAGTTAAAGATTCTTGATTGATCATCTCTAACCTCTTGGTTTCCGTTAACCATTGCCTGTAATGCTTGAACAACAACTTTTCTTTGAGCTTTTCTACCAAATGAACCTGCACCATTTGCCTGGTTAGCTGATTCAGTTACCCATCTGTGTGAGTAGTATCCTGCCATTGATTCGTTGTTATTAAATCTAGCATTGTTACCTGCTGTGTTAATGCTGTTTCTAACAAATTTCTTAACGTTAAATCCAGAACGTCTTAAGTTCCATAACAACATACCTTTTGGATATAGTGCTGGATCTGGAGCATCTGGGTCTAAGAAGTTTGAACTTAATAGTGCTTCAATAGTTCCTGCTGTTGCACTATTAGAACCTGCTGTATTGTATCTTGCATCTGCAAACTCAATACCATCTTCTGTAGTTTGATCTGAATTATCAACTAGTACCCAAAGTAATGTAGTACCGTTGTATTTGTAGATCTTAGGATAGTTTTCTAAGTCTGCTGTTGAAATCCACAAGTCACCGTTCTTAAGTGCAGTACCATCTGATTGTAAAGTTGGCTCTGTAGCACTTACGATTGGACCTTTTGGATCTGTTTTATCACTATCACTTGCCGCATAGTATGGAGCAGTTGAATCTTGATAACCTACCCAAGTAGTTCCATTGTGTATCATCATGTCTACTTCGTCTACAATTGAACTGTACCATAAAGTTTTATCAGTTGTTAATGCTGTTACAGCCGTTGCACTTGCAGTATAAGTTAATACCTGCCAGTTACTTGCAACAAAGTCATGTGTTGAATCACCTGTTGGTGCTGTGTATAAGTTAGGAGTTCCTGAGTTAGCGTCTACGTATGCACTAAATCCTGCTAGTCCTAATACTCCACCTGTGTCTTTAATTCTAAAGTCACCACCGTCATTATGTGAAATAACAACTCTGTTACTTGCATCAACACTTGCAATAATGTTTGTAAAGCCTGCACTATTAATAGCACCTGCAATAACATCTGCATCACCTGAAGCACCACTAGTTGTTACACTAATAGTTTTGTCTGCCTGTAATGCCGCATTGTTTACTAATGTTTCTTGAATGTTAAATGCGTAAGTTCCTGCTGTTACCTGTGCCGCAATAATACTTGAAGTAATTGAAGTATTACCTGTTGCTACACGTCTGTGAATTTTAAAGTCACCAACTACATCTGATGCTTCTGCATTATTATAGTTAATGTACAATGCACCAACAGCCAAGTTAGCACCGCCACCAGTTTTATCTAAACCGTATAACGCCGCTTGGTTAGTTGCATAAATTGGAGCAGTTATAGTTTCCCATAATTTAGTAGTTGCGTTCCACTTCTTAACTTTCCAACTAGCACCTAAGTTTGGAGTTGTAGTCTTAATCCAAAGTGATCCAGTTGGTTTTGGAGCAGTATCAGTTGATTTGTAAGCTGGTACTGATGTGTGTGGAGCAATACTTAATGCTGGAGCCTTGTAAGTTCCTGCTGTTAAGCCAATCTCTGTTAATAGTGTAGAGGCGTTAGTTGCCAATACAATATCAACGCCTGTTGAATAAATTTCTAATTTACCATCAACTACTGCGGCACTTACACCGGCAATACCTGCACCAGCAATAGCTGTTACAACATCACTTAATGCTGTACCACCTGCTGTTACAACAGTTGAGTTTAAACTCATTGTAGCTGAACCAGTTATAGTTGGATTGCTTTCAGTTCCTGTTACTGTAGCCCATGAACCAATCCATGCACTTGAACCTACTTGTACCCAAGTACCACTTGCGTTTTTGTAGAAAAATTTATTTAAAGTTGTAGTTGCAACAATGGCATAGTCACCTACTGCGCCAACAGAAGTTTTAGGTGTTCCGCCTGTTACCTTAGTTGCATCTGTAATTACTGTTGGAATCTTATTGCTAAAGCTCTGACCACCAGTTGTCGTTGCCGCCGCTGAATTCCATTCAAAGATACCAAACACACTATTAGCAGTATCAAACCAGTATGTTCCGTCTGCTGGGCTTGCCGCTGGAGCAGTTGCAGTTGCAACCAACTCTGAAGTGTTTAAGTTTGCTCTAGTTACGTAAGCTCTGTTTGCCACACCCAAGTATGAGTATGCCGCTTGTAATCCGTATTCATTAAGCTCGTTACCATGTAACGCATTATTATTTGTATCTGTGTAGAAAGTTGGGTCGCCGAATAATTCTACTAATTCTCTTTGTGAAGTTACCAAATACGGTTTTTCCGCATTCGCACTTGTTGTTCCTGTTGCTGTTCCTGTTCCAGATGCGTTTACTTTATCTTGAGCAGATACAACAAAAATCATTGGTACTGTACCTGGTTCCGCCGGCGTGTAAAAACTTTCGTCTATTACGGAAACCTGTACTCCTGGTGATACTAAAGCCATTTTGTTTCTCCTGTTAGCATAATGCTTGTTACTATTATTTATACCAAAACTCACAATTCACGGCTATAACTACCCTGAAAAAGGGGTCACAAAGGGCAGGTAAATACATATATGAGACCTTTATGTAAATGTGGCCAAAGACCTGTTGCTATAAACTATAAAAAGAAAGGTAAAACTTTCTATCGTAGTAAGTGTGAAGCCTGTACCAGATATGGTAAGGTACGATATAGCCCACCCAAGTGGAAACAAGCAGGGTATGAGCAAAAGAAGGTTTGCGATAAGTGTGGATACAAAAGCAAACACAAAGAACAATTTTCAGTATACTATGTTGACGGTGATATGAATAATGTCAGGTATAGCAACTTAAAAACTGTATGTGCTAATTGTACTAAGATTTTATATAAAGAAGGATTTAAGTGGAAGCAAGGAGATCTTGTACCTGATTTCTAAGATCATTTACTGTTTTGTTATTATCTACAATATGTGTAAATTTAGTTTTAGCCCAAGCCCATTCTGAAGGGTGTACGTCTTTAGGCTCTATGCCATAGTCTCTATAGTCAATAAACCATTTAGGATCTTCACCACGCACTACTCTCCATACTTGGCCTTTTACTTCATATAGCATTTTAGCTTCGTTTGGAAAACGTACATCTGGTATTACAAAGTTCTTGTCTGGATTATCTAGTATTTTCTTCTTTGTTAAGCTAACCCATATACCGTCGTAGAAACCATCACGCATACATTCTGTACCAAATAACTGTAGCACTAATCTAGGGGTAATGGTTTCACCGGTTTCTTTTGTCCAATACTCATCTACTTCTTCACGCCATGCTCTACTCTCATCGGTCTTGCCATCTAGCAATTCACGATCCCAATCAAACATGGTGCTTACAGAGTCTTTGAGTTTATCAGCAAAACTAATCTTTTCGAAATCATGTTTCCTAATCAAATAATCAGCAATAGTATCTTTGCCCGATCCAATCAATCCGCAGATTCCAATAATCATAGTTTTAGTCCTTTTCCTCAATATATTGACAATCTTCTTGGTTTGCTGTTAGACCTAGTTCTTTGTCATACAACCAAACGTAAGAATATGTAATTTGACCTTTACTCACCGAACACTTCTTACCAAATGATAATGAAGGATTTGATGGAATGCTACAAGCACTTAACATAAAAGCCATTATAGTAATTAAACACAATTTATTCATCAGAACAACGTTCCTTTCGTTAGTGTTAATATTAATATTATATGATATATTTAGATAGATGTCAAGTGTTTATTAACCGATTGTGAATCCGTATCCAACACCACCTGCTATTTGCGTCTTAAGTTCTTCGTCAAGTTTTTCCATTTCAGCGACTGCTTCGTTTTTAAGTGCGTCACCGTTAAGTGTTGATCCACCCTGTGGACCAGCAATAGTGGCAAACTTGCTTCTTGCTTCGCCAAGCATATACTTACA